GTTGTCATACTTTCAATGTCTTCCGTGCCATTCTCTTGACAAAGGAACTCGTGGGTGTTAATAATAGTGTCAAGACATAATTAAATAGGTTAGTGCTCTTAGAAGCCGATTTCGCTCAGTGCTCACGAAGCCGAGAGAAGTCGGCTTTTTGTTAGAGAATTTTAGATGGAGGTTTGAAACCAATATGGTGAGCGTAGCTGAACCTAAAGCAGGCGACAAGGCAGAAGCCGAAGGGCGTGAATCCCCTCCCGCCGAAACCAAAGCCCCTGTTGAAGGCGACAAGGTATCCTCAAAGACCCCGAAGACCTATACCGAAAAGGAACTGCGGGATGCCGTGAAATCGGCTGAAGGCAGGGCGGCAAAGGATGTTTCTACCTACAAATCACAGGCAGAGACAACCCTGAAGGCACTCCAATCACTTCAGGTAGAAAAAGGAAAGCTCCAGGAACTCCTCGATGAAGACCCCGACAAAGCCAGTCTCGTTAAGAAAATGCGAGACCTTGAAGCCAGAGACCAGACTTTGAATGACAAGATGGCGGCTCACGATTCTGAATGGGATGATAAACAAGAAGCCCTGAAGGAATTGGCTGAAAGCAAACTCAAAAGTGCTGTCTCAGAAATTGTGAAGGAATACGATGGCGTAGACCAGGCAAAGCTCCAAAAGGAAGTAGACAGACAGTCCGCAAAGGGGATTTTAGTCACCGAACAGGATATTCGGGATATTGCCGATACGTTCTGGACAAAGAAAGCAAGCCCTGAAGAAGCTGAGGAAGAAGCGATAGTGCCGCCGGTGAATATGAGGGATGGGGGGAATACCAAACTGCCATTAACCTCAGAGAGAATTGATAAAATGTCTATGGAAGAATACGCAAATCATCCGGCAATAAAAGACCGGTATAAAAAATAACAGGAGGTAAATTATGAGCGGAATGCTCACGCCATTAACTATTGCTAAAGAATCTCTTATTGCCCTCGAAAACGAATTAGTCCTAGCTGGCCTCGTTTACCGGGGCGGCTCAACTGATTTCCAGCGTAAGGGAGCCACCGTCAACTTCCGGCAGCCCTCAGTTTATACAGCAACGGTGGTCTCAAATACCGTCAATGCGGCAACTGTGGCCGAAACAAGCGTAGCAGTCGTTCTTAACCGGCTGGCAGACGTTACCCTTCAGATAACCTCTCAAGACCTGTCACTGGAAGTCGTTGACTTCTCAGAGCAATTCATCCAGCCTGCGCTCAGGGCGCACGCCCAACTGGTAGACCTTTACGGCTCACTCGAAGCGGCTAACTGGGCGGGACACGCTACGGTGACTGGCACACCGGCAGCCGCCGACATCGTTCAAATCGGCGCAGTTCTCGATGCCCAGAAAGCTCCTGCACGTGACAGACGGCTCGTTATGGGGCCGATTACGAAAGCCGGTTATATGGTTCTTGAACCATTCCTTTATGCCGAACATAGAGCGGACGGAGGCCGGGCAATTAGAGAGTCAGAGATGGGGCGAGTCCTCGGCTTTGATTGCTATATGGACCAGAACTCAGCACAAACACATACCGCCGGAGCTATGTCTGACCTCGCTGGTGCTATGAAAGGTGCTGGTGCTGCGGCTGATACATCGGCCACAGTGGATGCGATTACTTCCGGCGGCACGGTGCTGGCGGGCGATGTATTCAAAATCACAGGTTACGACCAGGGGTTCAGAGTTACTACCGCCGCTAAAGCCGACGTAGCAACTATTGTGGTAACGTTCAGCCCGGCACTTGGACAGACCGTTGCCGATGACGCCATTGTCACATTCCAGGCAACTGGCCGTGACAATATGGCATTCCACAAGAACGCTTTTGGCCTCTTTACCGCACCCCTCGAAGCTCCTATGGGTGGAGCGCAAGGCGCTGTTATGACCTATAAAGGTCTCTCCTGCCGGGTAGTTTACGACTACAGCATAATGACGAAAATCAACTTAATGTCCATTGATATGCTATATGGCTGGAAGACTCTCAATAAAGACCTCGGTGCCCGCCTGATTGACCAACGTTCATTATAACCTGATGCTCTCGGAGTGGCATCCGAGGGCTTGACCAAAGGGGAGGGGATAGCTACCCCTCCCCGACTATAAAATAAAAAGGAGGAATAAATTGAGGATTCTCTGGTCAAGTGTAAGTCCCTTTGTGGGTTCTGGTTACGGAATGCAGACTGCCGTTGCTACAAAACGTCTGCGAGCGATGGGACACGATGTTGCGATTTTCTGCCATTATGGATTATCCGGCTCACAAACAGATTGGGGAGATATCCCCCTCTACCCAAATAATATCGGAGACTACGGAGATAAGAGTGACCAAGCGTGGTATGAAGATTTCAAAGCTGACCTGCTGATTACTCTTGTAGACATCTGGGTATTGCGAGGGATGCCCCCTGAGTTACATTGGGCGCCCTGGATGCCGGTAGACAGTAACCCTATTCCCCCGCTTGTCCTGGATGCCGCTAAGAATTGCCTCGGAATTATCAAGCCAATCGCTATGTCAAAGTTCGGATTGAAACAACTTAATAACAATGGCGTTGATGCTTATTATATACCTCACACAGTCAATACAAACCTCTTTGCTCCTAATCCTGAAGCAAGAGAGCGAGGGCGTGACCGCTACAACTGGAAGGATAAATTTGTTATCGGAACGATAGCAACTAATCAAGTAGAACGCAAGAACTGGAACGCCGGAATGCAGGGGGTCAAGATATTTGAATCAATGCATCCCGGCGAAGTGGTTTATTATATGCATACCGACCTCACGGACGGCAAGGGAATTAACCTTGCTACCTTGCGCAAGAATCTCAAGATGGAATCCTACACTTTCGTTCCATCCATTACCGCTATGAGAAAAGGAATCCCGCAGGAGACGATGGCATCAACTTATAATGTCTTTGATGCCTTCCTTTTACCAACCAAAGGAGAGGGGTTCGGTATTCCTTTGATTGAAGCCCAAAGTTGTGGTGTCCCGATAATCACGACTAATTGCACCGCACAGACCGAGCTAATGGGCGGGGGATGGTTCATTGATAAGTTGAGGCCGGAATGGAGTTCTCAGTCTGCCTGGCAATTCAGTTGCGACCCTTACGAGATAGCCGAGAAACTTGAACTTGCTTATCAGGCTAAAAAGTCAGGAGAAATTATCGAGATAGGTAAAAAAGCCAGAGAGAAGGCTATGGAATATGACGAGGATGCCATCTATAATACCTACTGGACTTCTGTGTTGGCCGACATCGAGCAAAGGATAAAACAGCCTAAGAATATGGAGGGTGTTCAGAAATGGAGACTATCCTTCATTCCTCAGAGTATCGTGCCGCGCAAGGTATTAGACCTCGGTTCAGGACTGACAACCCCCTACAAACGCCACCTGGAGTGTCTGGGTGACTATGTAGCGGTAGATAACAGGTCTGATGGCAACGGCTCTGGTATAGTTAAGGCAGACGCTCACAAGCTACCATTCGAGAATAAGGAGTTTGGTTTCTTATGGTGTTCTGAGATGTTAGAACATTGCCAAAAGCCGGAGATAGTGGTTCAAGAAGCGAAGCGGGTAGCTAAACACGGCGTAATTTTATTCTCTACTCCTAAGACGCCGGCCTTCCGCCTTGACCCCGAGCATCGGGTGGTTGACCCTCAGAAAGTGAAATACGCTGAGATGGCGAGCGGCGATGGATGCGTGACGTGGTGAAGATATTATTACTAAAAGCCAAGACGAACTGGCATCATCCGTATGCGGAAAGCCCCTCTATCGCCCTCTTGACTCTAGGGGCAATCGCCAAACAATACGGGCACGAAGTCAAGGTTTATCACCTTGACATTGATGATATTGACATTTCTCACGAACTTGGTACTTATAAACCTGACATAGTGGGCATTACAGTCAACACCTTTGAAGTCAGGTCGGCAAGAGAAATAGTCAAAGAGATAAATGGAGGGACACGTGTTATCATCGGTGGTCCCCACGCTGTTGCCTGGAAGCAAGAAGTGGACGGGCAAGCCGAAGTTGTAGTAGGTGAGGGCGAAAGTGTCTGGCTCAAGATTCTGGGCGAGAAAGTTGAATACCCTACGATAGATGATATCCCTTTGCCGGACTATACCCTTGTGGATATGAGCAGATTCTCAGGCGTTATGCCGATGGGGGCAGTGCCTTCGATGGTGCTATTCGGTTCACGTGGTTGTCCTGGCCGGTGTAGTTTCTGCAATACTCCTGTATTCTGGGGGAGTGCTTGCCGGTATCGTAATCCAAAGTCTATTGTTAATCAAATAGCCCAACTTCACGATAAATACGGGATTCAGGAGATGTTCATTCAGGATGACACCTTCAATGCGAACTGGCCGTGGGCTAAAGAGATACTGGATGGTATAATTTCAGCCGGGCTTAATAAAGAAATGGTCTTCCGGATAGACTGCCGGGCTAACGAAAGGATGCTTACCGA